CAACTTCAAACACTTGACAAGCTGAAAAATCACTACCATCACCACGAGCCACATCAGCAACTACTATATACTCTTTGGTGTAATCAGGTTGTCTAAATACCCAAAAACCTCTATCCATTCCTAACTCTTCAATTGGAGCTTCAGTTAATTCATCTTTATACCATTGTAGAATCTGTGGGTCTACCACACTTTGTCCAGAAGAGAGAAAGTCTGTATCACATTCTTGTGCAGCTTGTGAAGGACCTAAAACTTTATCTTGTTCTTTTCTCCAAGATTCATCTCTATCTGGATGGTCTGTCCAATGTAGTCTAATGGTATTAAATTCATTATCACCACTTTCAGCACCAACCCATTGTTTATGAAACCAATTACCAACACCATTAGGTGTAGATAGAGCTATACAATCACCACCAGTTGCCAATGTTTGTTGTGCAGCAGTCCATATATCATCAATTCTATCAATGAACGCCGCCTCATCAATTATCAATAATGATAGGGCTTCTGAACGACCTGCAGATTCATTTGAAGCGATAGCTTTAATTTGTGAACCATTTGTGAATCTTAAAGATAATTTATTTATTTCTTCTGTATTGGTTTTCAACCATTGTGGTAAATTATCATACATTACACGAACTTTTGTTACAAGATTTTTAGCTGTATCCTTACCTGTAGCAATTACCAAAATATTTTTATCATTGTGGAATAACATCATCCATAAAGCATATCCAGCTGACAAAGTTGATATACCTAATTGACGAGCTTTAAGGATTATATTGTAACGATTATCTTTAAAATCTGTTAAACATTTTTCTTGAAATGGATATAAGTCAAATTTGACCTTTCCATGTTTTGGGTGTTGAATTGTGCAGTATTTTCTCATAAAATGAACAGGATTTTCCGCACATTTAAGATATTCTCTTTGAATAGCTTTTTTTAAATCTTGTGACATTAGTTTATTTGTCCGGCTAGGTTAACTGAGCCTGCTGTAAATATAACTCCAATTCCAAACCATAGATATTTATTTTCATACCATTGTGGTTTTACTAATTCAATCATTTCGTCTTTATATTGCAATTTAGTTTTGTAATCCTCTATTAAAGATTGATTTAAACTATCATTCTGTATATACATATATATCTGAGAATTTAAATTTTCGATGATTTCTTTGTTTTTATCTAAATCAAATTGTAATTCTTGTATATTATTGTATAGATTTTTTGTTTCTTCTTCTGATAAACAAGTTCCTTCACAAGGTTCTTGAGGAATAAGAAAAGACATCATTAATATTAATATTAATTTTTTCATTAATAACCCCCACTTCTTCTTGTTGTACGAGTTGTTCTCATTGTGGAATTTGGTGACATAGATGATTGTCGTGTTTGTGTTCCATTATTTGGAGGGGAAGTTGTGACAACAACCGAATTATCATTAGGGCCCATAGAATGTTCTGTCATTATTGTATTGTCAGCATGCCTGTGTAATGGTGCTCCAATAGGAACAATACTCCCATCTGGTCTATAATATCTTGGAGATTGTGGTGCATCAAATAGTTCAGTAACCGGATTGGCATTTTGATTTGTCCGAGTCATTCTGTTTGGAGATGTCCTTCTATTTGGAGTCATACGAGTTCTCACGTTTCTACCTCTTCGTTGTTGAGAATTAGTCATAGTTGATGATTGTGATCTACCATTTGGTCGTTGATTTCCAGATCTATTCATTATACCAGTTGTATTTCTTCTTCCAACTCTTGAAGATGGCATTCCACCCCTACTTCTTGTTGTTCGAGGAGGCACATTGAGTCTTGGTGCAGCTCTTCTTAGCTCTCGTGATGTTCCTTCTTTAGCTCCAGTTTGAGTACTATAATGAACTCCACCTATTTCGACAACATGACCTGTATAACTTTCTCCCGTATCAGCAAACACATATCCAGATGATTGTCTACCAGATCCCAATCGTGCACGTGCACGACTTGCACGCCTAGAAGTTGTATTTCTACCGGTTCTCCGAGATGTTCTGTTTGTTGTGGATCTAGATGAACGGTTGCCACCCATCATACCACTTCTACCATTTTCTCCATAATGACTTGGCATGTTATTTCTCCTTACTAAAGTTTTTTAAGAAATCAGAGGCTTCTTTTGTAGAAACATCTTTTTTCTTATATTTTTTTTCTTTTATTTCCTCTAAAACTTTCTTTTTACTTTTAAGTGTTTTTTTAAGATTTTTTTGTTTTTTATTAGTATTTTTTATTTCTTCATCAACAGCTTTAATTTTTTTATTCAAAACTTTGATTTTTTTTCTTTTATTTCCGGCAGGAACTAACATCATAGCAAGTATTCCACCTATTCCTGCTATTAGTGCAAATATCCATTTAAATATTTTCATAATTACTCTCCGGCTGGTGTTACATTAACCTTATTGGCTGCATGTTCTCCCACATTACCTGCTGCGTATATACCAAATATCCATTTTGTAAATTCAGCCCAACCATGAAAATCAGCTTTACCAGCCAATACAAATATAGTTGCTGCTGTAAAACAGATACCAGCACACAATAACTTTTTACTTCCTAAATTCATAATTTTTCTCCTATTGAGTATTTTTCTTTATTGATAGTTCTACTTCTTCATTAGCTATTGCATTTGCAATAGTTTTATCAAATGGATTTTGTTCTGACGCTTTTTGTCTTTCATCTATCCATTTTTCCATATCTTGTTCAATAGATTTCATATTTTGAAAATCTTTTAATCTTCTATAAGCGAACCATCTAATCCATTTATCAAATTTTAAATCCATTTCATAATTAATTTGACAATGATAGCATCTCCCATCAGCTTTATGTGTGTCTTTATCCCATGGTTTTAAAATACCTTTGTTACAAGTTTTACACGTTCCTTTAAAAATACCAACATTGGCCATTTTATTATTAATTCTTATTCTATATCCGTTTTTTTGTTCCCATTCTATTCCATCAACATCAGTCCATTTATCACCAACTTTATGTCTTTCAACTTCTTGATCACCATATCCAACTTGAATCTTTGTCTGATAGTTTCCATCCAACATATCTTGGACTTTTTGTAAATTTTTACTCATTTTTACCTCTTGTTTGTCATATATAAATATCTAAAAATATATTAAACCTGTAATTTGGTTTATAGGAGCAAATGCTCCTGTAAATTTATAGGTCTTTCCTTTATACTTAAACACCAATCCTTCACTTGGAACAATAGCATCCACACCACCAATCTTATTCAATTTATCTAATTGTAATTTTAATGTGTTTAATTTCTTTTTATCACCACTAGCTATTACATTCTCTATTGATGTATTTAATTTTTTTCTAATATTTTGAACTGATTTCTTTGGATTAGCAGCCATAAATCCTTTTACATTCTTTAATATTTCCGCACCAACTTCAAAGAATAATGTTTCAAATGGTTTCATATTTTCTTTAACCATTTTTTTATGGTCTTCTTTATCTGTTTTTAAAACCCATTCTAAAAATTCAGGTTCATCTTTTAAATCTTGTTTTATTTGTGGTATCTTATATGATTTATCAAAAAATGCCCATCTTTTAGTTAAATTTTTTAAAATTGTATTTGAAATCGTATATCCAAATTGCTGTGCTGCATTATAAATATATTCTTCCCAATATGATTGATGATAAAGAGCCAATGTATCATTATCTTTTAGTCCGTATTGATTTCGTAATTTATTTAATTCACCAATGAATTTACTTTTCATCTTACCAAAGTCTTGATGTTTTGGAACATCTAAAAATACAGGTTTTGCTATTTTGTATTTCTTCTGTATGTTTTGATTTCTTTGTTGAATCATACCTGCAAGTATTCTACCACTACCAGGTACTTCACCAATTACCTTACCATTATCATCATATTTTAATGCTCCGTGAAATACTAATTCTGCCTTATCATAATTAATAACATTTGCTGATGCAGGCCACATCACTTCCATATTCATAAAATTATATCCATTGTTGAATATCTTTGTTCTTTGTTTATCCGAAAGAGATTTGATAGCTTTTTCTAAATCATTCATAGCGAATACAAAGGCATTTTTTATATCACCTCTACCTTTAAACTTACTAGCTATTCCTTTTTTACTTAATGCTGTTTTACCACCATTCTTAATATGTCCTTTGTTTCTAGCTGCAATGAGTTTTCCATCCTTGAAACTAATCATAATGTTTTGTCCATCAAGTTTCTCAGTAACATTATCTTCTCTACTTAAATTTCCACCCAATCCATCTGTAATGATTTTTTTTAAATCACCAAATGTTAATTCATTATCATCAAATGGATGTGCCATATGTCCATACGCTCCACCTTCTGTTAATAATTGCTTTTTCCACCATTGTTTTGTAAATACATTCTCTTCGACTTCTTCTTTTTCTTGTTGTTTAATTGTGTCTACAGTATCTTTAGCAATTTGAGCTCTTATATCTCTCTCTTGTTTTGTAAATTTTATCAATTCATAACCAACTTCTTCTGCTTTAGTCTTCATAGCCCTAAACCATTTATCATATCCTTTTGTACCAGTAAGATTTTCTTGGTTATTTGGTGTCGTACCTGTACCTATTCCAGCTGGTAAATATGATACTGAATTGTGGGGCCCTATCGGCCATCCATCTAACATTTCAAAATCACTTGGTGGTAAATCATCAGAGTCATTTTTTAATATATAGTTAATCACACTCCAACCAAGTTTTTGAGCTTCTTGATTACCTCTACCTTTATAATGGTCATTATTTTTAAACATTAAACTTGGGCCTGAATCCACACCTTGAATACCATCTGTACCAGTATTTGATACCTCTTTAATTGGATGATATTGATATTTTTCATTACTATCTAATTTATTTCTAATTTTTATTAATTTATCTAAATGTTTTTTTAATTGTTTTTTATCTGGATAACCTC